GTGATGCGCAGGACGAGGATCATCAGGACACCGCAGCGGGTGCGGACGCGGCGGCATTGACCGCATCAGCGGTCGCGCCGGTGTTGCCGGCGGTCTGCTTGGTCAGCTCGATCAACTGCGACTGCGCTGCGGCATTCTGGGCGATCTGGGCCTCTTGCTCGGTGCGCACGCCATCGAGAATGGCGAGCATGTCCAGCAACGACGTGCGCAGGTTGCGCACCTCGGCCAGCAGGTAGTTCTGCGCGTTCATGGCGGCGGTGTCGATTGCCTTGAGCGCTTCCACTTCCGCCGCTGAAGTGTCGATGGTCGCGGTCTTCAGTTCGATCTGCGCATCCTCGATGCCTTTGAGATAGTCCACCTGCTTGACCGCCTCATCGATCTGCATCTGAAGCAGCGTCATCTGATCGGCAGGCTTCGCATTCGCCAAACCCAGCGCATCCAGCGTGCCGGTGACTTCGTTGAATGCCGAAACATAGGGGCCGCTCGATGCATAGAACTGCCGCACCTGTTGCAGGTAGTCGGTTGCACTCGCGGTCAACGCGCGCTGCGACGCCTCGTCACCGGCTTGTGCGCCCGCAACATTCGACCGGAACGCGGCAGCAGCCTGTGCGATGCGGTCCGTGGGCGACAGAATCGACAGGTCTCCGATGCGAAGGTCGGACACGTAGTCGCGGATCTCGCGCGAGTAGTCGCGCATGCGCTCCAGCGCGTCGAGCTGGTCTTCCCATGCTTCGCGCTGCGCGGTCAGAACGGCGATCTGGTCCTGGCGGCTTTCCTTGGCCAGCCGCTGCGCTTCCATGGCGGCCTTGTACTCGGCATCGAATCCGGCTTGTTGGCCAGCCACCGACGCCGCAGCTTCTGCGCGGATGGCGCGGATGATGAGGTCGCTGTACTCGGAGATTACGGCAGCGGGGTCCGCCGAGCCTTGCAACGTTCCCCACACGCCTGCTGCGCGCTCTCGCAGCGCCGCAGCCTGTCCAGCCTGCGACATGCCGGAAAGTCCGGTCTCGAAGATCTGCGACTCAAGCGAGCGGCGCGCACCGCCGTAGCTGTCGGCCATGCCCTGGTAGCGACCCATTGTCGAGATCAGCATCTGGGAGCCTGATTCCGACTGGCCGATGCCGAGCGCGGCTTTGATGGCGTCAATCTCGCGCTTGCCGCTGCGCCATGCATCAACGAGCGTTTCCGCCACGGGGCTGATTTCGGCCATCGCGCCCTGCAAGTCGCCGAATCGATTGGTCATGCCGTCGATTTCGGATTGCAGGTCGCGCGAGGCTTGCGCAGCACCCGAAGCCAGTTGCCCAAGGCTTTCGGCACTGTCGATCCAGTCACTCAACGGGCTGGCCATCCGCATCATCGCCGCATAGGCTTCGAGCCCACTGTCGGTCGTGGTGTCGATGCCAAGCACGAGCCCCTTGAACGCCTCTCGCACCTGTTCGCTGTTTCGCCCTTCAGTGAGTGCCTGAAGTGGCACGCCGACCACGCGCAGGAACTCCGCGCCGATGCGCTCGCTTTCGATCGCGTGCCGCTCGGCATCAGTGAAGAACTTCTGCATGAACGACTGCTGCGCGCTGACCAGCGATTCCAGGCCGCCTGCCATGCCGACCAGGCGCTCGCGCGCGGTCGCCGACAGATTGGCGATTGAACCCATCGAACCGGGGAGGCCCTTCACGGCCTCGCCAAGCGAGTACAGCGATTCGGCCAGGGTCAGGATGTTGGTGATCGCATCCGGTGCAGCGGTCGCCGGGTCGAGCCGCCCGAAGATGTCCGCGAAGCCGTTTTCAAGGTTCGATGCCTGAAGCGCGGCCAGCAACACCCGCTGCGCCTCGATGGCCAGCTCGGCCTCGAACTTGTCTTGATCGCGTCCTACGTCGCGGCCTGCGCTGTTGTCCAGGATCACGCGCCCATCTGCGCCGATGACGCGCGACGCGATGCGGCTGCCGGCCGTGCCGATGGGGTCTTGGTCGTAGCCCAGCGAGACGGTTGCACCCGCGATCGATCCGCCATAGCGCCCGGTGAGCGCGCCCACTTGATCCAGCAGGCCGGAACCGAGCCCGCCCAGCAGGCTGTCGGCAGTGTTCGGGGTGAACAGGCGATCGCCGCCAGTGCTGAACGATCCGCCCTGCTTCGGGCCGCCGCCCTTCTTCGACAGCAGGCTGTAGACCAGCAGCGCGGCGGCCACATAGGGCGCGGCGCTCGCAATCGTGGATAGCATCGACGATGCGCCCGCAGCGGTCGCGCCTGCGCTCGCAGTCATCGCAAGCCCTTCCGCGCCGAACACGCCGGTTTGCGCGGCCAGCATCGAAGCCTGCGCGCTGCCGACCGACAGGCCCGGCACCAGAGCGCCATAGGCGGCAGACGAGCCGGCGGCAAGCCCCATCGCGCCGGATGCTGCGCTGTACAGCGACCCGGCCATGGAAAGCCCCTGCATGCCGGTGTTCAGGCCCATCGCATTGGCAATCGTGCCGGTCACCATGGATGCGCCCATCTGCACGAACGGACGCAGGACGGTCGAGGCAACGAGGCCACGGAACGAGTTCCACATTGCCTCGAACGCATCCGCGCCACTCTCGGCCGACCGCATGAACGAATCGGTGATGGTGCGCTCGATGCTTTCGCCCGCGCGCAGCGTGACCGCCTGCATATCAGCGCTTGCGCGCTCGGCCTCCTGGCGAGCGTTCAGCGCGTCCGTCTTTCGGAACGCTTCCGCCTTCGACTCGCGCAGTTGCTGCAGTAGCCGGATCTGCTCGGCATAGGCGGCATTCTCACTGTCGAGCGCGGCTTCAGCCTGCACGCGCGCGATGCGCAGGTCGATTTCCTGAAGCGCGACATGATGCAGTTCGAGCGCGGTTGCGCCGATCAATGCGGTTGCGCGCTCGTGCTGCGCGAGTTCGACGCGCAGCGCCTCGGTCGATGCGGAAATCGCCTCCTGCCGCTCCACGTCGCGGCGCACGCTGGCCGACACGGCATCGAATCGCGACTTCTCGGCCTCGGCAAGCTGGCGGGTCAGGTCGCGCGCAATCGGCTGGCGCATGATGAGCGCTTCGACCACGCGGATGTACTGCTCATCAGTCAGCAGGCCCTTGGCCCGGGACGCCTGATAGAGATCGAGCGTCTTCGTGTAGTCGCCGGTGAATCCGTCGGCTTCGGCCATGGCGCGGCGCAGGTCTTCAAGCGCGCGCGCCTGCTCCTGCGCGGCCTTGTCGATTCCGCCGCCCGCACGGCTGCTGCGGCTGCCGCCCTTGTCCGCGAACTTCTCGTTCAGGTTGGCGATGCCCTGCTGATAGGCCGCATACGCCTTCATGTGATCGGCGGACCCTTCGACGAGATCCTTGGTCACCTTCAGGAACTCGGTGGTCAGCTTGCGCTGCGCGGCCACCTTCTGGTCGAGCTTGGACAGGTTTCCGGTGTCGTTGGCGAAAGCGTCAACGGCATTCTTTGCCTTGTTGTAGGCGACCACGACACCGTCAGACCATCGCGTGATGGCCTCCTCGTCTTCCTTCGATTGCTTCTCGAACGCAGCGCGCGCACCGCTCTGGTTGCCGTTGACGATCCGGCTCGCCAGCGCATCAAGCATCTGAAGCGGTGCAGGCAGCGCGGCCCCAAGAGTTCCGCCTTTGGGGAAAAGGATTGCCGCCATCGGGCTGGCGTTGAGCCTGTCGAGCGCAACAGTCACAGAGTCAATCGCGCCCGCGATCCCGATCACGCCACGCGCCATCGACGCCGACGCCCCGCTGGCACGATCGACCTGGCCTACGAAGTTCAGCATCGAATTGCCGAGCACCGTCATCGACTGCCCGACGGTCGCCTCGGTACGCGCGAACTCCGCGTCGATGGCCTTCGACGCCTTCTCCAGCGCAACAACCACGCGCTCGGCGGTCAGTTCGCCATCCTGGCCCATCTGACGCAGCGCACCGATCCCCACGCCAAGCCCATCGGCCAGCGCACGAGCAACGCGCGGGGTCTGCTCCATGATGGAGTTCAGTTCCTCGCCACGCAGGGTGCCAGACGCCAAGCCCTGCGACAGTTGAACCATCGCGGCCTGCGCGGACTGCGCCGAACCGCCGCTGATGGTGATGGCTTTCGACAGCGTTTCGGTCACGCGCAGCAGCCTGTCCTGGCTGATGCCGAGTTCGCCGGTTGCGCGCGAGACTTGCGCATAGGTCTGCGCAAGCCCGGACACCTCGACGCGCGCGGATGACGCGATCTTCATCAGGCGGTCATAGGCGAATTCGGCCTCACGCGCCGAACCGGATGCAAGCGACAACTGTTGCCGCATCTGCGCGGCAGTGTCGGCCATCTGGATCATGGCCCCGGACGCATGGATGATCCCGCGCGCAAGCTCGACGATCCCGCCGGCGGCGAACCCGCCCATGAACGCAGCGGCCACGCCCCCGGGACCGCCCATCGACCCCAGCACGTTGCGCAGCGAGTTGTACGCGCCCGAGAACTGGCGCTCGGCGTTCTGCGCGGCACGGGCGGCTTCGTCCATGCTGCGCTTGGCGGTCGCCCCAACGCGATCGGCAGTGTCGGCGGTGCGCGCTGCCGCCGCACTGGTGGCGTCCAACGCCTGCTGGCCCTTCACCAGCCCGCTGGTGTCGAAGCCTACGCCGATGGTCTGGATGTCAACTGCCATTGCCTTTGCGTTCCTTGGCTTGGTCCCGCTCTGTGTTGTCAAGCGCGCGCAGCACGCGCAGCTCGTACCCGCTGAAGCGCACGCCTCGATTCAGGCAGTACGCGCGAATCTCTGTCTCAGGAATGGCAGACACAGCCAACCCGACGGGCCGAGAATCCCGCAGTCGCATGTAGTGCTGCCACAGGTCATAGAGCACGTCGGGGAACTCGACCGGGTTCTCGAGTTCGGGCGGCGTGCGCCCGGTCATCCGTTCGACCGTCTGCAACGTCTCGCGCAGCGACACGCCGTCCTTGCCCGGGGCGGCCAGCCTGAATTCATGGCCGGCCCACTCGATCAGTTCGGCTGCTGCGCCTTCAAAAAATTTCCGAGGTCGTTGCTCGCATCGTAGATTTGATCCATCCAATGCGGGTTGCGCTTGAGCGCCTGCCGAAGCACCTCGCGATCGAACGGCTGTTTCACATTGCGCCAGCCGGTCACGATCAGGACAGCGCCGTCGAGGTTCTGCTCGAACAGTTCTTCCATCGTCTTCGGCGGGGCGGCCTTGCCCCGACGTTCGGCCATATGCTCATCGCGTGCTCGCTGGTTGATGATCTTGTTGCGCCACTTTGTGACCGCGTCAGAATGGCGGCCGATCACGGAGACGAACACACCTGTCCCGGTTGCGCCATCCAGATGCCTCAGTTCGATTTCGCAGGCAGCTTCGTTGACGGCCACCGCATCGAACGCGGTGATGTCTGCCAGGGTGTCCGCTTGCACGCGGGTCGATTCTTCGCTCATCTGATCTCCTCGATATGCGGCCCGCTCTTGCTGGCGGGCCGCTGGTTACGCTCAGGCCGCCGAGTCCTGCACCTGGATCGTGGTTGCCTGAGTGGCAAGCGACGCGCCGCCTGCCGAGTTGAAGTACGCGGTGAACTGGTAGGTGCGCTTCAGGCCCGTTTCGCCGTCGTCGGGCGTGCTGGTGGAGAGCTTCACGGCGCTCATGGTCAGCGTCACGAAGTCGGCATTGGCCTCGCTTCCAGCGGCCAGTGCGGACACGATCGAGGTCTGGGTCTCGTCGCGGAACAGGTCTGGGATGGTGCCGCCCTCGAAGTAGGCGGTGAACGACCCGGAGACGGCCACCTTGCCGCGAAACACGTCCGGGCGGATGTTGGCCCCGACCACGGCATCAGCCGGCGTCGAGCGCCCGTCGATCGTGATCGACAGGTCGGTGATGACCGCCTGTGCGGTGCCGTTGACCAGCAGCGCGCCGCTTGCAGCCACCAGCGCGCCCATGGTCGTCTCGGCAGTGGGCGAAGTGAAGTAGGCGGTGGTGTCGTCGCTCTGGTCCAGACCGGTGCACGCGAAGGTGATTTTCGCGTTCCCGGAGCCGGGCAGCGACAGCGCGGCGCTGTTCATCCGCACGTCCTGATTGCGCTCCGACACTGCGGCATCGGAGTACCACTCCTCGATCGTGTAGTACACGTTCGTGTGCCCGGTCTCGGGAACATAGGTGACCTTGCCCGGCACGGCGAGCGTGGCCGACGCAACCGGACCTTCGGCCGTCAGCGTCGAACCGTTAAGCACGATGCAGGTGACGACCGTTGCGGTCACGTTGGTGACCAGCAGATTCTTGTTCAGGTTGTTCGAGTTGAACGTTCCCGCCGTCAGACGGACCACCATGCCGATCTTGATGCCGCCGGTCAGGAAGTCGCCGGAGGCGCGCGTCAGCGTGTACGGGCCGCTTCCCGCAATCGTGATCGACAGGCCGGTAAGGCTGGTCACCGATGCGAAGTCGCGCCGCAGAACGGCAGAGATGAGGTCCGAGTAAGTGCCCGGCGAGAAGATGCCGGTGATGTTGCCGTTCACGAGCTTGGCACCATGGCGCACGCTGGTGATCTGCGCCTTCTTGGTGATCTCGGATTCCGTGGTGTACGCCTCCTTCGCCAGCTCGAAGGTGGACGACTCGCGACGCAGCACCTGGCCGGCGGATGCGCCCGCAAGCGTGCCTTTCGCCGTCTGCCGCTTGAAGCGGGTTTCTTTCGATACGCCTTGTGCAAGCGCCATGATTCATGCCCTCAACGAAAAAAGCCGCCCAGCGGCGGCAGATGGTTACTGTCGATTCCGGTGCTACGTCGCGATACAGGCTTGATACCGGATCGACACCGGCACTGCGTATCTGTTCTCGGAGATGAACGCTGGAGCCTTGGCAGGTGTGCCCGGGATCAGCACGCTTGTCCCGCCGTGCGCCAGGGTCGTGCCGCGCTTGAAGTGCACACGCACGGCCTCTGCGCGCGCCTGCGCGGACGCGCTTCCCTCGCCCTGCGGGTACAGCAGCGTGACCTGAAAAACGCCGATCTCGATCCACTCGCGCGGCCCGAGCATGCTGTTGTCCGGCGGCGCGGGCAGCATGAATGCGCGCTGGTACGGCACGCCATCCGTCGGCACGAATGATGTGTTCTCCCACGCGGTGGCGAGCGCTGGGCTCATGGTCGCGAGGTGCTGCTCCAGCGCGCGGCGGATGTTCTCGCTCATCGCTTGGCCTGCGCGACCGCGCGCCCGAAGGTCTGCGCGAAGTTGGCCACGGTCACGCGCACCATGCCGGCCGGCGCTTGCCGCGACCATCCTTCGTACTCGAGCCGGTATGCGTAAGGCAGGCTGTTGGTGATGTAGATGGTCTGGCCGGGCTTCCACTTGGCAAGCGCGGACCGCAGGCTTGAAGCGGAAGCCCCGCCGCCCGCATCCGCACGCGCGTCCGCCGAACGATCGACGGACTCCAGAGCGGCGATCCAGTTGTTCTTGAATCGGCCGGTGTCCACGGGCGACATCTCGCGGATGTTGTCGCCAAGGCCCTGCGCGGTGGCGCGCACGACGTTCTCGGCCTTGTCGTTCACGGTCTTCAGGTACGCCGCGAAGTTGCGTTTGAACGCTGCGTTGCTCATGCAGCGCCTCCGACATGCACCTCGAGCAGCACCGCCACGCCACCAGGCGCAACACGCCCCGCCCGGGTCACCGGGCCGGACACGCCGCCCCACACGAACGAATCTCCCGCGCGCGGCTCAATGGTCACGCCGTTGGGGTCGATCAGGTATGCGCGCCGGCCTGCCTCGATCAGCGAGCCATCGATGTAGCTGCGGGCGCTGTTCGACTCCAGGGCGCGCACGGCATGCGTGGTGCTGGTTTGCGTTGCTGCGCCGGTCGCCGGGTCATAGGTGGACGCACTGCGCACGATCGATGCATCTGCGCCGAACTCGGCCAGCAGCTCGGCAACAGTGGCGAGCGCTTCCGTGTAGATGGTCACGCCCGCACCGCCCGAATCGAACCCGATGCGGTCGAGGTCGCAAGGCCGGACACCAGCGCGAGCGCATGCGCGTATCGCCCCGGACCCTGGGCGACATCCACGCCATCGGCATAGTCGATGCTGATCGGCCCGACGGTCTTGGAGATGGCGACGCGCGTGCGCTCAACTGCCACCTCGCCAAGCGCGGCAATCTCGATCGTTGCGGCTCGCACGGGCGCTGGCACAACACCGGATGCAATCGCGCGGCTCTCGCGGTCCACCGCATCAGAACGCGGCCAGCCAAGCGCCTGCGCATCACGCACGATCACGCCGCGCCAGCGCACGGCAGCATCGAGATACTGACTCGCCATCACAAGCCGGCCGGCCTTGGTTTCGAGATCCAGCGCATCCCACGCCGCAGCGCGGGCGCGCGTGCGCAGGTAGGTGTCGGCCTCGGCCACGGTCGCATAGCTGTTGGCATTGGCGAGCCCTGCGCCAGTCTCGACCACGAGCGCGGATGCGGCATCCGCGATGCGCAGCAGGCCGTCGAGTTCGTAGGTCTCGCCGTTGTCAGCCTCGACCACGCACAGCAGAACGTAGTCCTCGGACAGTGTGCCGCCCGACAGCAGCACATTTACGCCCTGGCCGTCGATCGCCTGCCCGGACACGCCGACAGCACTCGCCCCGGACACCAGGCCTGCGGCGGTTGCAGTGAGTGCGGTGATCGAGGACAGCGCCACGCCGGCATCCGCGATGCGCGCCGAGAAGTCGAAGGTGTACGCCAGCGTTTCGCCGGGCTGCTTGGTGACGACGGTAGTCATGATTCCTCAGTGGATGCGACGACGCGCAGCAGGCGCGACGATCTCGCGCAGGGTTGCGGCAGCGGCAATGATTCGAGCGGACGGCGCACGCGGGGTGTCGCCGCCAATGCTTGCCGACCATGCGTCGGACGCGCTCACGGCCTCGTCAATCGCTTCGGAGTAGACCTGCGCGAGTTCATCGCTCCACCCATCCGCCGCACTCACCGCCTCGCTGATGGCAGCCGCCAGCACGAGCGCCGCGCCCACGCTGTCGGACGCGCTCGCCACTTCATCGAGCACCGCGCCGAGCACAGCCGACGCAGTGACGGCATCCTGCGCGGTCACGGCTTCGACGATGGCTGATGCGTACACGACGGCAGCAGTGAGGCTGTCTGATGCGCTCACCGACTCCACGAGTTCGGCGGCGTAGGTCGCGGCACCGATGCTGCCGTCGATGCTGTCTGCCGCGCTCACCGACTCGGACAGCGCACCC